TCCACTCTATCGGAAATGGTAGAAAACCTACCTAAGCCGTTTGTTTTAACCGCACCCAACTCGGCTGCTCCACCATTTAAAGAAAGGGTAACAGCACTAATGTTACAAGCTCCAAGTGCAGAGGTGTCAAAAAGAAATATTCCTCTAATAAGCTGTGCAAATTGGTTGCTAGTAGCTGATGCGACTAAGTTACAAACAATGTTGTCTGCACCTGCATCTCCAACACCAGTACCTGCTCCGGCAATAATTGTTGCAAAAGCCTCATTAACAGAGCTTCGGTATACACGCCCATCAACCGTAGTTGTTTCTGTGTGAGGATCAGGGTATACGGTTAAAGTATCAAAACCTAAATTTAGCTTTGGCAAGAAAGGATTGGCTATTCTTATGTCCCAATTGTGTATTGCTTTCCAAATAGCCCCGTATTCAAAAAACAATCTTCTGCTGAATTTGTCGTGCGTTCTAAACTCTGCCCGAAAAATTCCGTCCTCTTTCCAAGCAATTGCGTTTGGTAGAATCGCTAAGATTTTGTTATTCCTAACTTCGGATTTTCTACCATTGATCGCCAACACGTCCCGACCATATCCAGTATTGGCCAACCACAATAATGCTCTTTGATATCTTCTAAACCATAAATTATCAAATACCATTGTTATGCCTCCTGTGCTGACGCTACACAACCCCATTTGGAGCTTGTGGTGTCGTATATGAACCCAACTGTTAATACTTTACTGATGACTGTAGTTGTTGGAAGCGCTACTCCACGAGCCTCAAAAGATGCCCCCCAAGTGATCCCTCGTGCCGTACCGTCGTCTTTGAAGCGAATAATGAGATGCTGAAAATTGGTTGGCGTGCCCGATAGATTTGTCGTCATTGAGGCTATATCAGCTGCTTGAGCGGTAATATCTACAGCATCGCAGTTATCTGTGTTTATAGTTGGATTGGCGTTTGAAACTATTGTGGTTACTCTATCAGTGTTTCGTTTGTTAGTTAAAGTAACGGTTGCAGAATAGAAAGCGCTTGTTAGCCAGGTACTTGTTGCTCCTTTCGGTTGAATTCCAAGTTCAACATAATTCATGGGGTTGGGAATCGTTACACCAGTAACCGTGACTGTGGTTAAGCCAGTACCACCGTCATAAGTGGCAGTACTAACTTCTCCAATATATGAAGAGCTTTGATTGAATCTAACCAACCTCCCAGCCGTGAAATATGCCGTTCTATCGGTAGTAACTGTGAAGGTTGTGTCTCCTGTTCGAGCTACTGTTTTTTGTTCTTGATAGAAACCATCGGTAACGGCATCAACTATATTGTTGACAAACTCCACTGATTGTGACGTTTCCCAAGCAGCAAGCTGCTCATGTTGTTGACCAACTCCACCATTTAAGTTACTCACATCGCGGATAAGATTACTTACCGTTCCAGCACCAGCGTCTCTTGAGCCGTAGTAAATAAGCTCCTCCTTTGCCTGGCCTATTTCTAAGGTAATCAGTCCTGGCGCATTCTCTGGGACTGGGGTTAAATAAAGCGTACTTTCCTCTGCGGCTAGAATCTGCTGGGTTATCGTCCCTGACTCGTTATTTTTGCCTTTAATTAGTTTTGTATCTGTCATTTGTGTTTATAACTTCTAAATAATATTGGCTGTGTCAAAAACCTCTGTTGGTAGTAATAATGATTCGCCTCTGATAGAAACCAAGATAAAATCGTCCTGGGCACCCTCTTTGGTAATCTCAAACTGCAAGCTATTACCGGTTTCGTATATTTCCTTACGGTAGGTTCGGTCAAGATTTGAGGCATCGGCCGCTTCTCCAGTAGAGACTCCCCACATGGTCGTACCCCAAGGAACACGGCCCCAACCAGTAGAGCTCGTGGAGGAAAAAGAGCGCTCATCAATAGTCGTGTCGCCGTCGATAATTGTCTTAATTTTAAGAGTTCCAACAATCCGGTAGAGCCGAAAGTCAGCCCACTTAAATATCTTTTCCTGTCCGGAATTCCCTTGATCTTCGTTTCTGGTTCTAATTACTGTTACAATAGCGCTGCCATCATGATTTGTCAGCTTACCTTCAACACTAAACTCAAAGACATAAGGACTGTCACTGCCGGCGGCGTATAGCTTCTGGCGCTTGTCCAAACCGTCCCAAACCAACCAACTACGTACATGACAGTCTTCACCAGTCCATTTGCCTAAGAAAGCTAAGTAGCGTCGATCATAAGCCAAGATGAAATCGTTTTGTGTGGCGCTTGCGGAAGTAGCCGATAGAATATAGCGCCCCTGATGATAAACAGCCTCAACATTCTCCATATAGGAATTGTTAATTTCATCAAACAGACTCTGTACACGGCCCTCTGATAGGGTAGTTGTACGAATGGCAGAGGTATAGTTCGGTTCATAACCTAAAATTCTTAGTTTCCGTTCAGCGTCCAGAAAAGCGATGTCGTTCTCCATGACCACCATTGATCCGGGAGCACCACAACCAACGTAAGTAATAAGTTCTTGAATAATAGCGTCACCAGTAGTTGTAGAAAAATAAAACTGATGGATGGATTTTTCTTTACCAATAATAATCTTGCTTTCAAAAGGGGCAAAGGCATTAATACCGTTGTCATTATCACCAGGTCTAACATCAACCCAGCCACCATTGTGTGCCGGGCTGAATGACTCATACTTGTCGCCTGTTCCTGAATAATACATCCGGTCACGGCTCGCCGGGTCTTTTCCACCAATTAAAGAACCTCTTAACTGTTCCCAAATTGCTGCCTTAATACCGTCAGTTGAGTCACCATCTGGGGGCAACCAAATTGTCGGAGTAATCGAACCGTCATCATCAAACGTCACGGTAGCACCAGAGGTTGGTTGAGGGATAAACTTCATCAGTGTTACCCCATTACCTAGTGTGGATCGGCCGAAAAGGTTGTACCCAATAACCTGAGCTTCAGTTCGGCGGGTGAAAGTTATTCTATTAAAGTCTGTAGTATCTAGAGTTTCAGCACCATTTGTAATTGCGACATTGGTCGCTGCAAGTGATTGTCCCTTAGCCGTTACAGTAGTAACTGTATACTCATAAGACGACGTACCAGGGGTACCTTGTGGGGCAACGGCTAAGCCAGCGGGAGCGGCTACAGCTGTAAAAGTCGCAACCGTGGCGCCATCATACTTTGTGAAGTCGTCAGTACCATTTCCAAAGTAAAGTGCACTCTTCATCTTGACTGCGCGAGTTCTCAAACCAGAAGTAAAGGCTGACGCAGAAACGTTATCCCAGGCTTCCGTGCTTGAATTGTATTTTTTGAGATCGCCGCCGGAGATAGCCAATATTTCATTTGTGGCGTCTTCTTTGAATTGAAATAGTCCATCTACTCTATCACCTCCAAGTGTTCCACCAAGCTTCTCACCGCCCCTACGGGGCCTAATTGATCGCTTACCATAAAGTTCAGCATTAAGCATCACTGCTAATTCATTCCCTCTTAACTCCGTTGCCAGTGCGTAAGTGTTATCTCCCAAATTAAAGCCATCAAAAGCCCACGGTTTATTGGGCAAACTACCACCACCAGAAAGTAAAGCTTCGTTTTTACCTAACATCGTAAGTTAGTGCGGATAGGTACGCTGAAAGCCTTTGTGTTGCAAGAAGTGCTGTAGTTTGCGTGGATGGTTCGAGTTGCGCTCTGATTGTTGCAGGCCCACATTCCTAACCAGCTTGGTATATAAATTATAAAGTCGATTTCCTTGAGCTTCCAAGTATCTCGACCACTGCACGTAAGCGCCGGCCAAGACAGCAATAACCTTGCGATAACGGTCAGGGATTGGAAAAGTTTCTACAGCAGTTACGCTCGTAATCCTAGCTGGTATGTAGTAGTACCAAATAGTGATTGTCGTACCTGTTGTGGTTATATCGGTCATAAAGGTGAATTGACCATCGTCCGGGTCGAGATAAAAATACTTTCCACCGTCGTACCTGTCATCGTTGCGGTCTGTGTAGTCAATCGGACTATAATCGGTTGTTCCAATAGTAATTAGTTTGATACCACCGGGTTTACGAATATCGGTAATACCAGCTAACGAATAGTTGTTTTGACCGCTTATGGTCGTTAAAGACTCGTCTTTCTTCACCAAGAATGGCCACTTACTATCGTTGGCAAAGTCTTGAATAGCGTCGTTATAGCTCTCAATTCGTCTAGTTGTTTGTTTGGTAACTGTCTCGCCAAGCTCTCTGCTTGTATCAGACAGGCCGTTGGTTAAACTAATAGCCATGGTTTTTATAAACTTTTATTCTCGGCGTCTTAGTTCGTATAGTCCTTGGTTTCTGCTAACCATTTTGCTGAATTGTACTGGGTCTATTTTTTGCGTTGACGCAGCGCCGATATGGTAAATTGGTCTTGTTCTTTCAGCGATTATTTTTAATCCTCTGCGTTTCAATCTTAAAATCAAGTCTAGGTCTTCAAAGTAATAACCCCTAAATTCTTCGTCAAAATAGGCGTCCTCTCTCTTAACTAAAAGGCAAGTCGCCGGAGCTTCGTCTACCTCTCCGCTTTTTTTGCCTTTGTGCCAAGTTTCTTTTCCGTTCCGGTCAAGTAGTTTCTTCGAGATAGCACCCCAATTTTCGACTTTTGTTAGCTCAAGCATTGAAGTGAGCCATTCCGGGACTAAAACCGTGTCGTCATTCAGGAATAGTACGTATTTTCGGTTGGCCTGATTAACAGCTTGGTTATTCCACTCGGCAAAACCCTTATTGTTATCAGGATTGATTATTACTTTAAGGTCTTTCTCAAGTAACCGCTGATAAAGAGCAATCAATTTTTTACTGGGTATGTCGGTTGCATTGTCTACGATAATCAATTCGTAACCTGCGAGTGTATATGCGTAAAGAGTACGTAGGCAATTGCGAAGAAGTGCAAAGTTTCTATGCGTGCCTATAATAATCGTAACATCTTGACTCACAATTGTCCATCAAACTGACTTTCAATCTTTTTCTTCTCGTTCTTAGGGATGTAGGCGTCATAGTCTTTTTCGTCGTATACGTAATCGCCTACATGCCCGATTTTAATCCTAGGATCGCAATAGACCTTAAATCCTGCCTTCTGCGCTTTCCAACAGAAATAAACATCTTCACCCATTGGTTTGCCGTGGAAATTACCAAAATAGAACCATGGGGGCTCAATTTTCTTAAAAACCTTCATATTGATGAGCATAAAGCCTGTTGCAATAGCAAAAACTTCAAACACACTATCTCTTGGAAATTTGTCTGGGATCACCAGTTTGTCACCTTCGCGAAAGTTAATGGTCGGGTGGTGTGGTGGTTGGCGACGATAGTACAGCCCGCCAACAATATCTTTGTCGTCTTCAAAAAGCTGATTGATTCCATGCATATCAAACTGTACATCGGCGTCAACAAAAAGTAGATGAGAAACACCTGATTTTAAAGCAGAATTTACGGCCTTGTTCCTGGCTTCGTGAATATAACAGCCGGTCTGCACATGAAGCTTTGCCGGGATGTTTAAGGTGTAAGCAGCAGAGAATAGAGAAATAAAGGTTTCGGTTTTAATCGTTCCCATGTTAGGAACGGCTATCATAAGTACTTTGTTTTCCATTTTTAGTAAAAATTAATAATCTTCGTCTTCCTCTTCCATTTTTTTACCACCCTTAAAGGTCTCGGCAATCTTCTCTTGTTTGCTCATTTTGTCGCCTTTTTCTTCCTTCGCGACATCATGAACCATGCCTTTTTGAATTTCGATTATGTACTCCTCGGATTCCTTTCCGTCATTATTCTTGCGGATTTCTACTCCGACAACCTCACCGTATTGCATTAGCACCACTTTGTCGCCAATATCCTTACCCTTAAGTTCTGGCATTTTCTTTGCGCTGATATACTCCCTCCGATAATAGACTTCCTTTTCGCCTTTTTTCTTCTTAGTTCGCATCGGCTTGGCTTCAATCATGTTCATTTCCTCGCCCATGTCATGCATTTGATTGATGTGTTCCTGATTTATTTCTTCCATTGTTTTTAATAATTTGTAATTAGCTTGGTCTATAGCGACTGCGTGATAATTTCAGTGTTTTTCCGCCTCCACCGCTACTGCCTCTTAGTTTTTCAACTTGAGCCCGGGCTTTGGCTGCGTAGGGTGCTTTAGTGTTTGCGATGAGTTGTTCAACCGATATTGGTTGCGCTTTGGGTATGCTTGGTTTGCTTAATTGTACATCAGCTTCGCTGGGTTGGTCAACCTTGATAGGTTTGGCGCTTTGTAACGACTGAGCTTCTCTGCTTTTCACTACTAAGTCTCCTAACTTCGGGATAGTTGGCAACTCTTTAGGCTTTTTGGCTTTTTTACTCCCGCCTGGAGTTGTGCCTTTTTTGAATTTACCCTCTTTGTCGAGTTCAATTGTTTTTAAGTACTTGTATTCGTCATTGGTAATTATTCCTTCGTCTTTAAGATCGCCAAGAACAGTATCGGTAATGAAAACCTTGCCGGAAATACTTTCGACTCTGCCTTTTAGTAATCCTTCAATTACTTGTTCGTGACTAAAGCCGTCGATCTGATCCAGAATATAGCGCACCTTAATGTCTGTCTCCTTATTGGCTAGATAATCATAAGCAATTTCTTCTTTTTTCAGCCCTAGCCGTTTGTATATCTTTTCCTTGAGTTCTTTTGGAAATTTGCCATAGACCCCTTCACCTTCATAAACTTTTCTTGCAAGAGCAAATTGTTTATCTTGCTGTTCGTAACTCTTAATGCCTTTTTCTGGCTTTTGGATTAATTCTGATAGGTCTATAGTCTTTATTTTTGTACCATCACGAAAATAATATTTTTCGCCTTGCTGAGTAAAATCTTTATCTGAGGCTTTGAGCTCTTCTTTGATTGCGTTTTTTGTCTTGTTGGTTTGTCTTTCAGAAATTAGTTCGTTGTAGTATGCCTTTTGCTCGCCTGCGTCTGCTTGTTTGAAATAAGCAGACTGATTTTTTCCAATAAAATATCCTAAAAAGTATGCTGTTGAATCAATGGCCCCTCCAATATTCCCCCTTAAATCAAAAATGAGGCTGTCCAGAGGCCTCTCTCTTTGAGCATCAAAAGCTTTTTGAAATTCATCTAAGGAAGTTGG